ATACGAGTTAGCTTCTGTTAATGAAATGCCTATTACACCATCTCGAATTAGGTATAGCGGTGGCATTGCACGAAAGGGAGAAACAGCCGTTTATGCCGACTCAGATACTGGGGAAATAGGAGTAATGGGCAGATCTTTACAGGAAATGTATTCTTCATTTGAAGATTTAGTCAAAATTGTGGGAACCGAACTTGGGGTCAATCTTCATGATAACGTGAAATTTTACTGGGCAATAACCGCCTCCAAAATCTCGTCAAGTAAAGTTCCTCGTCAGGTACTGGCTAAAGTCGCAAACAAAGAATATGTAGATCGATTTAGCAAAATAATAGGCACAGACCTATCTTCATTTACGATAAGGTTAGGTACCAAGGGTGCAAATCCTAATCGAGAAGACTGGTTTGAAATATCAATCGAGCCTGATTTAATAAATGATCGATTTTATTATGTAGGCTCAGTTTTTAGAAAGCGAATCAAAAATGATGCAGAAACATTTGTAAAAAGCTTTGAAGGTAATTCACTTAATCTAATCCGGTTGATTGAAGCTGAGGCTGAATAATATGGCAATATCTATTGCAATAGACGAATCAAACGTTGAAGAGATTCAATTTGGATCAGAAACATCTAGTTATTTAACAACCATGGAGCAAGACAAGAATATACAAAATGAAGAATTAAGATTAACGCCTCAATTTGAATATGATAACCATTGGCTTTTTCCAAGTAATCGTGCTCTTGAACTAAAAGACTGCTTCAATAAAATCAAGCCATTAGAATTCTCAATTAGTACTCCATGGTTGCCGCCAAATGCATTAAAGCTATTAAACAAGTTAAAGATGGGTTCTATTTCTGGTGTTGATTTAAACAGATTGATGGAAACGGTGGCAGACCGTGCCATAGTACATTTTAGCTTAAGACAAGGTCAATTTGTTGCATTAAGCTTTAGCGGAAGAGTTGTTGAGGTATCGGATACAAGGGTGGGTTTGCTAAAGAAACTTCAGGGTCAAAAAAATCCTGGTGCATTCTTCGTTTGGCGTGTAGGCTTCAAAGCCTTTAGTGGTCGTTTATGAGCTCAGATGAACCTATACATAATGCAAACTACACTCAAGGAAAACCAATTGTTAAAGCTATAATATTACTCATTAATCCTGATGATATGCGACAAGAAGCCATAGAAGCAGATTTATGGATAGATACGGGATTCGATGGTGGGCTGCACATTGCCAGCTTTCATATGGCCAGTGCAACCTTAATTGGTCTAAACCTTTTTCCAGGGAATATTGGTGTTGCTGGCGGAAAAACCGATGTGGCATACCGGTGTCTTGCATACTTACAAAAAATTGGTGACAAGTATTTTCCTGCGCCCGGCTTGGAAGCTGAGTTAATATTTCATGGCGGAGACCGACATGGTCTTCTGGGCTTAGACATCCTAAAAAATTGGATATTAACTTTTAACGGTCCAAATGAAGTCTTTGAAATAAAAAAACCCATGGTTTAACAGTTTCAATCGCTATAATAGCAACATATCTTTTATATTGCTCACGAATGGTTATAGTTTTTTTTCCAAGCTTTTCCTGTAGTCTTATTTATCATGGTTTAAAGGAACTTTTGGGTGATTCCATAACAAATTATTGATCATAGATTCAAACAAGAAACACTGATTGTGCGATCGCTTTAATGTATAGTCCCTCAGTGCTATAGTTTCAATTGCATATAATGCTATGCCCGTCTTAGTAAATCTAAATTTCATGGTAATAAGGTGATTTGAAAAATGCAACTACGTTATTTTGTGCCTTTTCATGCTCAGGAAGGCGTTAGTGCACAGTACGCTTTGCAAGAGAAGCTCGTAAACATTGAAGGAGTAGCAATTGACACGAGCGTTAATGCGAATAAATGGCAGGTTCCAAGTGAAGACTTGGATTTTGTAGCGGAAAGCCTCGCTGGTGCTCAGTTACGTGTGGATCATGCGGAGAGTGCGTTGATGGTTGTGGGAAAGGTTTCTGAGGCTAAACGTGACGGCGACCGAGTGCTTTTCCGTGCCGAGGTTGGCGAGGAAAAGCTCATAGAGAAAATACTCCGCAACTATGTGACGCATGTGAGTATTCAGGTTGAAAGTGACGATGTTGAATGCAGCAAGTGCAAGCGCCCAACCCGTAAAGAGGGCATGCTTGTTCACTTGTGCCCTGGCGCTTGGGAGATTATCCATAAGCCCAAGGTCCGCGAATTAAGCATTGTTGCAAGTCCAGCGTACAAGGATACGGCGTTTCAGCCAGTGGGCTTTTTCGCCGCTATGAATGAAGGGCAGTGGGATGCTATTCTCAAGTCTGTTACCGATTTACAGTCATTTGTTAATACAGGTGATGATGTGGGTTCTAGGCGAAGGCCGCAAGAACCTGAAAACAAAAATAAACTGAAAAGCAAAGGAGAGGTGAGGCACATGTCTGAACATAATGCTCAGTACGGTGCTTCTCCACATCAGGCACAAGGCATAGTCAACACTGCACCGGGAGAATCAGCGCCGAAACAGTTGACGTACGAGGATTTCATGGATCAGCTACAACAGCTTGAGAAGCAGATAACGCAAACAAATTCTTCAGAATCTGAGGTTGAAGCTTTAAAGAATAAAGTAGCCGAGCTTGAAGGTGAAGTGGCTAAGAGAGCTACGAAGAGGAGTTTAAGCAAGAAAATAAGCGAGCTCTCTAAGCAGCTTCAACAAACTAAAGGCGAAGGCGGAGAAGACTCAGAGGATGAAGACTCTGAGGTTGAGGCTAAGCGTGCAAGCGGCAGGGGCATAGTAGCTGTCGACGAGGTTCAACGTGACGCATTAGGCAATTACGACTGGTTTAAAGACCTCCTTAAAGCGCACAAGAGATTTTCAGGATTTCAATGAAAAGGTGATTTTGCATGTCTTTAGAAGGAACAACCGCATTAGTTAGCGACCGTTACCTAATAACTGCTCAGGTTGACACAGGAGCAACCGTTACCGCTGGACAAGTAGTTTACATCAGCGCTGCCGGATTTATCCCATGCGTTAAGCCTACCGACGGAGTACGCAAAGACGTTATTGGTGTCGCTTTAACAGGAGGCTCAGCGGGTCAAAAAATAACTGTCATCTGCAGAGGGCTTGTTAGAGTTACTGCTTCAGGCGCTATTACGATGGGTTCAAGAATCTCAAGTGATGCGTCAGGACAAGTTGCTGCTGTCACAGTTATGGCTGCACCCACAGGCGGCGCCACCCAATATTATGACACTCCAACTGCTACCGCGTTGCAAGGGCAACTTGACAAGACTGAGCAGTGGATTGGCAGAGCTATAACTGCTGCTACAGCGGCTGGCAATGTCATTTACGCTTTGCTTTCTTGTATTCCGTAAAGGTGATTTGAGTTGAGTTTCGTTAGAGACGCACTTTCATGGGATAGCACAGGAGCTATAGCGTATCCATCTTTGCACAAGAAGATCGTAGAGCTTACAATGCCGGCTTTGGTTGTCAAGAAGCTGTTTCCAGAGTTTCCGTTGGTTGCGGGTAAAACTGCTACTTTCGTTAAGCAAAATGGCAGTCGCTCAGCAGCGATAAGCGAGGTTTCGGAAGGCAGCGAAATTATGATGGATTTCACGCCGTACAATACTATTACTGTTACTCCGTACAAGAAGGGCTTGCGTGAACGTATCAGCCGGGAAAACATTGAGGACCTGTACATTCCAGTGATTGAGGATCAGCTGCGGCGACTTGCGAGGCGTATGGCTTACACAATTGACAACGATTGCATGACTGTAATTGGTGCTGCTGCAGGAAACACTTTACCGAGTACTGGTAAAAGCATGGGCGCAACAGGAAGCGAGTTCACAATTGCAAATGCGCTTGGCAGTAAAGATATTTTGGCTGCTAAAGCAACTATTGAAGGCTACAGCTTAATCGCTGACACGATCTTGCTGAATCCAGTGAACATGCGCGACGTAATGTATCTGCCGCAGTTCAGTTTGTGGGCTCAGTACGGAGGCGCTGGCGGCGACTCGCCTACGCAGAATGGGAAGCTTGGCGAAATCTTCGGTATGGGGGTTTACGTGAGCACCGTTGTTCCGGCTGGAAACGCTTACATAATCAGCACTGGACAGAATCTTTCAGCAGCCTACTCACCATTGGGCTTTTTCGTAAGGGCTGCCTAAAAGTAGCCGCGAAGTAAAGCGCCCTTTGATGACTGATATGGAGATCAAGAAAGAGTTTGATTCTGTTGATGTGACTTTGAGTACTAGGTATGCGCCTGTTGTGACGTATGGGGAAGCAATAGTAAAAATTACGGGGTTAGCTACAAGCTAAATTCGCGAATTCGTCTTTACATTTAGTTTCCATTTTTTGTTTTTTGCCCAGTTGAAGAAGCTGGCTCGTTTTAGCTTTATGGCTGGGAGAAGCGGGCAAACAAAAAGAAAAAGTTTCGAGAGGTGAAAGTATGCAGAATGGCGATAAAATTCTGACTGTTCTTGGTGCAATAGTTACTATAGCGGGCATGGTTTCGGCAATTTATGGCGGAAATGCGACAAGCGTGGGCATAATCGCTGGCGGCGCAGGAATGATGGATAAAGGTACTGAAGAATACTATAATGGCGATACAACGCAGGGCACACAGGATATTGTTGCTGGTGCTCAGGAAATTAAGGCTGGTGCGGCAAGTGCAGATTCAGCGGCTAAGAATTAACGTTGTGTTGCCTCATCTTTTGAGTTGAGGCTAATTCAAAGTAACAAAATCATAAGATAACTCAAAATAGCTTAGCGAGAGGTGAAAAAGAAATTGAAGTTTGAAGAAAATCAAGTAATGGTTGATTGGGTCGTCGGCATCACGCGGAATAAGGAAGGTAAAATTACGCATGTGTACGATAGCCGCAAGAAACCTTTAAGCGCCAAAGCAAAAAACGTTCTGAAATTCTTGGTTACGGGTAAGCGTCCGCATAACACGATGACTAACGCTGGATTCGGCGTGACGTCAGGACTCATAAATGGCATAGGCAGCTACGCAGTTTTCACTTATACTTCGATTGGTACTGGTACTGTAACCGCTGCCGCAACTGATACGGCTATGGGTACAGAAGTTAAGCGTAAAGTTGGAACGCAAACGCAGCAAACAACCGTGCAAACTAACGATACAAGTCAATGGGACGCGACATTCAGCAGTTCAGACAGCTTAACAGGTACAACCGCAATTACAGAAGTTGGTATTTTTAATGCATCAACAGGCGGAACTTTACTGGTTCACTTTTCAAGCACTACGGTTATGGCAACGTGCACGTGGGCTAACGGCGACACTTTCGAAGCAATCGTAAAAATCAAGAGCGAGCAAGGCAGTTAAGCCTAAATTTCTTAACCCCGTTTTTTGGGAATATTCCAATAATTTAAGTTTAAAGGAGTTAATGGTCATGTCAAGTATTCCAGCGTCAACGTTGAATGTAACAGACATAACTCAAGCGCCCTCGGCAAGTTTACCTATATGCGCGGTAATGAACTTTAACGCGTGTTCCATGGTTAACGTTGCAGACGGTTTAATGATTAACGTCATATGTCCTGATTGCGGAGACGTTTGGCAGGTAACAATTCAATTTAACGATTATACAGGCAGCGGCTTGTATGATTTTAACGGTTTAGTTTACTTAACGATGCCTAATCATAGCGGTTGCCCTTTTGGCGTGCTGTCATTGTTTCTTGCAGTGCATCTTGACAGCAACGGTCTCCAATCATGTATTCAGCGTAGCGATGCGGAAGGCGCAAGCGGGATACCTGATAACTGGTGGAGTGTGCCAACTTAATGAATATTCCAAAGTTTCTTTCACGTTTACGTTTGCCGACATGGACTCATATTTGTCCTAAATGTCGAAAAGAAGTTAAAGCTAACAGCCATGAATGCCCTCATTGCGGAGAGAAGTACCCGTTAACGCTTAAAATTCCTTTTTCAGGTTTACATGACGCTAAGAAGCTTGAGGCTTACGTTCACGAGCATGTCTTTCCACGTATCAGCGAGTTTGAACGCAACTATTTAACGCAGTATTTCACGGTTCTTTTCAGTGACAGTTTTCAAAGCGGAAATTTCAGCGCATGGACGAGTTCTGTTACTCTTTCAGGTACTATGTCTGTTGTTACGAGCCCAGTTTATGGTAGTGATGCGTATAGTGCTCAAAGTGCGATTACTTCTGTTGGCGGTTACGCTATGGAAAGCGTCACTATATCGCCAATATCATCGGGTTATATGTATTGTTTCCTTATGATTAACAAGCTGCCTTCTGGTAACAGTGAAGCGATGGCTATTGGACCGTATTTCTACACTTCATCAGGTACAAAGGTAGTTCGTGTTATTTTCGGTCAAGATGCTTCTGGTAATTTGCAAGCGGGCATAAGTCAAGGCGTTGGCGGAACTGTTTCCAATACATTAGTGGCTTTTAATTGGGCTGCAAATACGTGGTATTGCGTAGAATTATATTTTGCATCTGGGTCAGGTAGCAATGGACAGGCATCGCTGTGGATTAATGGACAGCTAATATTGAATCTTACCAACACCGTTATAACAGGTACCGTGAGTATATGTCGTATTGGAGCCTCGGCACAAAGTCTTTATGGCACAGGCTGGACTGGAAACAGTTGGTACGATAACGTAGTTGTCGCTGACACTTACATTCCACAGGCAGCAGTTCAAGTCTGCACTGGTAATCTTGGTTTCTTGGATTCAAACTACAAAAAACTCAAAGTGAACAGCATTGATAAGTTAGGCTTGCTTGATTCAGCCGTTAAAAAGAGCAAAGTTAACTTAGTCGATAAGCTCGGATTGCTGGGCCTCAAAACAATTAAACTTAAAATAAGCAGCCTCGATAAACTTGGGTTCCTTGATTTGAAAGCAATCAAATCCAAATTTAACAGCATTAACACCCTCGGATTAGCAGACTTATTGTCAAAGAAAACAAAGCAGACGAAAACGGACGCTTTAGGATTCTCAGACGGTTTAACGAAGCACATCAAAGTTTTCCGCGTTGATATCATCGGGTTTTTTGATAAAATGTTAACTGGCAAACTGCGCACGCGCAAAGTGACGCTTCAGAGCGAAACTGGAAAAGTAACGTTTCAGAGCGAAACTGGAAAAGTAACGTTTCAGAGCGATTCCGATAATTAAGGTGAAAAAATGAGTATTCCAAGCGTTGAAATGAACACGGGTGATTTATCCCCAAGCATAGTTGCGACTTTGCAGAATAGCGATGGTTCCATATTTAATTTAACGGGTTGCAGCGTTGTTTTTCAAATGAGTCAGCAAGGGCAAATACTGCTTAGTCATGCAGCAACAGTGACAAACGCAACGGGCGGCATTGTGCAGTATAATTGGCAAGAAAGCGATACATTAGACGTTTTCGGCGTCTGCACTGGAATATTCATTGTTACTTTGCTATGTGGCGCCACGCAGACTTTTCCAACAGTCGGCGAATTTTACATAATTTTTCCTCTTCAGCCAGTTACAACACCATCCACGTTGCCACAATACGCTACGGTCAGTCAAGTTATGGCTCACCTTAACGTGCAAGGACCCGACTCTAATGGCGCATACACAGTTTACGGTTTACCTGTGTCCCAACAAGGCATTCAAGCGCAGGTTGATCACGCGAATACGTACATAAGCAGCCTTGTACAAAACGTTATACCAACAGATCCGCGTTACCCTTTCGCAATGTTAGCCGCTTTAGACATGGCTTGCATGGGAGTCTTAGTCGCGGCAAGCGGTGGCATGCTTATAGGTGCAACAGATTATAGACTTGGCGACTTATTCATTACTAAAGCAACCGTGGGTAAGTTCGCATATCAAAGCGCCGTAGCCAGCTTCCAAAGCGATTTAAGCAGAGTTTTAATGAATTTTAGCACTGTAGCCATAGGTGCTAAAGCTAACTTAGGCGAGCAAGTGCCACGCTACAAAGGAGCTTTGATAACGCCATGAGCTCAAATCAACCTAACGTTGTCATAACGACAGACGCTATCATAGGTACGTGGCGCGTAAAGCGTAACTTAATAGTTGCACGTGTTGACGGTGTTAACATGCTTGTGTCCAGTGAAGAATTTGACAGACTCATAAAAGCTGGTCACGACGTGGAAGCACGCGGCGAATCGTGCGAAACCGCGTAAGCTATCTCCTCATCAAAGTCGACGTTGATGGTAAGGTATAAAGGTGAACACAAAAATGTCTCAAGTTAACCAAGCCTTAATAATTTCTCAACTGTTGCAGGATAACTGGAGTTTAACGTCGCCTTACGCGTTAGCCAACATTAATTGGGTTACGTCAAAGGTAGAAGCTGCAAGCATTTTTCAAGCACCTAACAACAACATTATTCAAATTGCACTTTACGACGAAAGTAAGCAAGTTGACGCTTTAAGCGCGGCGTGCTACATTATCACGGAAAAACTTGTGGTGGACATAATCGTAAAAAATGCCGACTCAACCTTAAACAGTTTAAACGCTGCCGAATGCACGTTGGACGCGTTAATGCAGGAAGTTTACCGCATTATACACCTTAACGATCCAAACTACGAAGTTATTGGCGAGCCCACGCATGGTAACAGTCCTGACATTACGCGTTGCATGATGTACGTTAACGCCGTGTACTTTCACATTGCTACAACGTCAAACAGCACAGGTGTTTTTACTTGAGCGTACAAGTTAACTTAACCAACTTTGACACTTTAAGCAACTGTTTTGAATGCCTTTGTGAACAGTATCCAGAAGCAGTAAGTCAAGCTTTAGTAAATGTAGCGCAAAACATTTTGGCTACGGCGCAGACGCTTGTGCCAGTGCGCACGGGCTATTTAAAAAGCACGCTGCAAATAGTGCAAACAAGCAACTTTCAAATAAGCATTAAAGCCACGGCGCCCTACGCGTTTTACGTGGAGTTTGGCACGCGAAAAATGACTGCACGTTTGTTCATTACGCGTGCTGTTCAAGAACACATAAACGACTTTGCAGCGGAAATTGAACAGCAAATCTTAGACTTATTACAAGGTTAATAGAGGTGATATAAATGTCAACTCCAATACTAAGCAGGCTTGCAGTCGTACAAATCGGCGGCACAGCAATAGGTTTCTTGACGGACTTTACGTCAGACTTTAAAGCAGAACTTATCAAAGAGTACGTTTGTCAAACAGCGGCGACACCGGCAGTTTTAGACAGCGGTAACCAATCTTACACGTTTAAAGCGTCTATGCTTTTCGTGCCTTCCACATACGCGGCTATGCTTAACGACGTCTTAAACAGCTCATCCTTAACTATTGTTTATGGGCCAGCAGGCATAAGTTCAGGTAACCCTAAAATCACTTACAGCAACGTTTCATTAACTGCATTCAGCGTCAAAAATGGTCAAAAAGGAACCATTGCAAACGATATCAGCGGCGAAGCTCAAAGCGTAACGGTAGGCACATTCTAAACAGTTTTTTGTTTTAATAATTAAACTTTAATGGTGGTGAAAAAAACATGTCAACAAGTACACCTATTCTTAGTCGTAACGCGGTGGTTCAAGTAGCAGGCACAGCAATCGGCTACTTAACAGACTTCACGATGGACAGCAAAGCAGAGCTTATAAAAGAATACACTTGCGCTTATGGCACATTGGCAACAGGTACAGCGGTGTTAACAAGCGAAGTCGTAACGTCAATAACTGTCGGCAATGGCGGCACAGGATACATGGGTCCGCCAAGCGTTACAATCAGCGGTGGAGGCGGCTCAGGCGCGACGGCAGTAGCAGTAATAAACAGTAGCGGCGTCGTAACAAGTTTCACCGTATTAACTGGCGGCAGCGGCTACACGAGCGTTCCAACAGTTACATTAAGCGCACCGCCTGGTCCAATGCCTTCATTTATGGACACGGGTAACCAAAGCATCACGTTCAAAGCGTCAGCGCTTTACGTGCCTTCGCTATACGCAGCGCTCTTAAACGATGTTTTAAACGGCACGTCAGTCACAGTCATATGGGGTCCACAGGGCACAACAACAGGACAATCGTATCCGAAAATCACGTTAAGCAACGTTGTTTTAACAGCGTACAGCGTGAAGAACGGGCAGAAAGGCACAATCGCCAACGACATAAGCGGAGAAGCGCAGACCGTAACACAAGGCACATTCTAAGTGCCTATATTTGTTCGACTGCTTTAAAAGATTAAAATTTAAACCCAGGACCAAATCACAACTACCACTTTTTTGAAACAATTTTTGAATTTCCTCGTATGGAAAGTGCGGGAAAGGCAAACTGACACTTAATCAACGAAGAAGCTTTGTTGTTTGCCAAATATCTAAGAAACGAAAAGAGAGACAGGATACCGAGAATAGGCATAATTGCCTAAAGCAACATTAAGTTGAATTCTTAGGGGGTGTTGATTAGTGATTAGTAATCTTAAATTAATACGTCGTCTTCATAAGTTAAGTATGACAGAAACCTATGAGATAGCGGCAGTTCACGATAGGGACTTTGAGAAGTTTTTAGGGGACATTGGGGTTCTAAGCGATGTCAAGGAAGGTCGTGCTTCTTGTAAGTTTTGCAAGACAAAAATAACTCTTGACAACTTACAAGCCGTATATCCAACGGGCAACGAAATCGTTTTTTGTTGCAATAACACTGACTGCTTCCGCCAAAGTCTGGCGGAGAGGAAGAGCGAGCGATAGGAACAAGTGACTGATTGGGCAACAATTACAGCTATTGTTGGTACTGTTCCGTGGGCTGTCGTCATTATCTTAGTTTACCTTCTGAAGAATCCTGATAAAGCCGAGAAATGGGCATCGATGTTTGCTAGAGTATTCTCTTTTTTTAGCACCCGGGCAGAAAGAAGTGCAGTTGCAAGAGACATACAATCCGATATAAATGGTTTTGCGAAAAAAGCCAACGGAAGCAATGACAGCAGTGTCTTTCCATACGAAGCCAAAATAAAGTGGGTAACTGACACTGACCGCGAAGCCTTCATAAAAAATAACAAAATGGTTATCCGAATGCAACATCATGAGAATCAGGCAAGAAATTTCTTATACGCAACTATGGATTGGATTAACAATGGCACCTTACCAGAAACTCGCCATTTGATACATCCTACCGTTCAGAAGGCTTTAGAGTTTGCTCTCATCAACGCAATTCTTATTGAAAGAAAACGGCATGATTCAAGGCAGCTGTTTATTGATGAGATTTATGACAAAGAAGCGCCAGAAGGTTCTTTGGTAAGAACGTATACGTCCGCTTTTACAACTTTAGATTCCAAGGGGCTTCTTATGGGCGTAATTCTGCCAGAATACGCGTCATTTGCGAAAGAGGCAGAGGGTGCAATTACTGATGATAAATTAACTGCAGAGAGCATTGGCTTTGCAACTATGCTTGAGAGATTATCAAAGAAAAAGCAAGGTGTAGATGTCTCACTCGACTATAAGGGAAATTGCATAAG